CTTACCTGCGGTGAGCGCCCCCTGCCTGATCGCCTCGTCCACCTCTCGAGCGAGTTCTTTCTTATCTTCTTCTGCCATGTCCTGCGCCCCCTCCCAGTCATGGGAGTCAAGGCCGTTGTCGCTTGGTTGCGATTCACCTGCGTTTTCACCTGCGTTTGGTTGCGCTTCACCTGCGCTTGGTTGCGATTCACCTGCGCTTGGTTGCGATTCACCTGCGCTTGGTTGCCGTTGTTGCTCTTTCTCCTGCTTAAGCAGTTTATATACAGCGGCTGTGTCCATGCCACGGAACCGCTCGTCAATCAGGCCGACAGGCTTACCGTCCCGCATAGGCATGGTTGCGAACCCGTCCTTGTTCTCGTCCTGAATCTGCAGGTTGATCACATAATCGCAGGCTTTGTTAGCGAGCGCCTTGTCCTCCTTGTACAGGTGTGCCCAGATATGCAGGTGACGATAGAGCTTGTGCCGTGTCTCGTGCAGCACAAGAAACCGCAACTCCGGATCAGTCAGGGATTCAATGAACGCCCGACCATAGATCTCGTCCCGACCGTTTGTCACAGCAGTAGGTATGGTGTTGTCCACCTTGCGATCACCGATCACCAGCACCTGAGCGAGTGCCGTGTACTTGGGGTTACCCATGATTGCAACGACCGCCTTACTCAACCGCTGTTCTGCGGATAATGCGTTACCAAATAAGAATGACATGGTGTTTCCTTTCTGCACTGTGGTTGTGGTTAGCTTAGGGAATCTCCCTAAGTTGTTTTTGCTTACCGTTTGTCGGTCGTGAACATGTACTGGTTGTCCCGTGCCCACTGAGTGAACGACCCGCTCGTCATGATCATGCTCTGCTTCTTGGGGTTGAATGTTTTGGCACGGACTGAGTTAGCGAACAGGGCTTGAGTCTCCTTGTCCATCCTCCCGAGGTACGTCATCCACGCATCCACCCACTCACGCTCGATCGCACCGAGCACCTTGTACACCACCATGCACCGAGCCGATGCCGAGTCCGGTAGCTTAGCCGTCATGGGTGATGCCTTGATACTCTCGATTGTTGGTAACTGATCAGCGAGATTTACGAACGTCATCAGGTCCATCGCCGCACGTTCTCCGATAGTCCCCATAAGCAGTGCCACAAGAGTCTGGTTGTCGAGCCCGTGCCGCTCCTTCAGCCAGTCCGATGCAGCATGGAGGGACCGGGGTGTCACGAACGATGCCCGCTTGAACTTGGGGTGGTAGATGTACGGATTCTCACGCTCGAAGTCATCCCTCGTGATGTTGTCCGGGTAGTCCTCGTATGAAGCGAACAACTGAGGCGTGTCTTTACACCAGCCCAACAGCGTGTGGTCAATGCCATTGTTCAGACCCCACTCGATCCACTCGAGGTTTGTGGGCTTGGCCGTCTGCAATACCGTGATCCGGTTACAGGCGTGAGCAGGTAGCAGGTCACCCACCCCCTCGCTTCCCTTGTTTGTTGTGGCAAACACGATTGACTTATCCGTTAGCGAGAGCGAATAGAGTTTCCTCTCCAGCATGAACCGGAGCATGGCCTTCTGCACCGAGGGCGGAGCTTTACCAAACTCGTCCACACAGACAATCACATCCTTGCCGAGGTGGATACCGAGCTCTTCATTCGGCACGTACGTGACGTACCCCTGCTCGTCGATCCTGTGGAATGACGGTATCGCAATGTCCCCGACATCTTTTGTAGTGCAGTCGAAGTAACAGAGGATGTGATCAGGCAACTGCTGCCCCAGTGCATAGAGCAGCGAGGTCTTGCCCGTACCCATGTGACCCTGCACCAGCACAGTCCGCTTGTGCCCCCCGGCGAGTATCGCCGCGCTGACTTGGGGGAGTGAGAGTGCATAGAGAGCAGCCGCGTTGTTCGTCGTGTTCATGGTGTTTCCTTTCAGTGAGTGATGAGTGATGAGTCTGGCTTAGGGATTTTCCCTAAGCCGTGTGGTGTGGTTGTTTACATCAGTCCGGGCAGTGCGGCGATCTGTGCAGCCACCTCGGGGCTTGTGGTGTGCAGGTGTGGGGTTACATGTTTAGTCAGTATGGTGTCTACCGTGCGTTTGGTTTCGGCGCGGAGATAGTCATCCTCACGCAGTGCTTCAGCCGTGATCCCGTTGAGTGCTCGAGTCAGGTCGCTTGCCGCTTGTGCCATCTTGGGGTTACCCGTGATGTTGCAGGTCTCCATGATGTCAACAATCTCTAGCACGTTATCAACAAGCGAGCCGTGGAAGATCTTGCGTGTGGTCTTGTCGTCCTTGTCCGGGTAGTCCAGCCGCTCGCTCATCTTGGACAATGCCTTGAATGCACGTTCCCAAATGTCATCCATCGCAGACTTCAACTGATCACCGTAGTAATTCTCGTACTGGGCGCGGAGCGCGTCTTTCGCCTCGTTACCGATATCGATCCTCCAGTCACCTGAATCAGGCAGGGGCAGGTAGTTGACCTTGAACCGGAACTTAGAACGGATGGCATCCGCCGTCGGGTACTCGTCTCTGTTAAACAAGTCACCGAGCTTGATCTGAGCCTGAGTCACCTCCCAGTCGTACGCTTGCAGGAACACCTCGACCAGCCGCTCCGTTTCTTGTTGTGCTTGCGTGATCGCCTCCACATACTTGAAGTACCTGCTAGTGGGTAGCAGGCGCAGGCCCGAGTCAGACCAAGGCAACGTCATCGCGTAGTGCATGTTGCGAGCGTTAGCCGCAAACTTCTGGATGGCCTCGAGTTCTGCACAATCCCCGAGCAGCTTCTTATTGACGTTCGCCACGCCCCGGGCCGCGTTCTTGTTGCTGACAACTTCCTCAGAGGCTCGCTTGTCGAGCTTGCGACCCGTCCACACACTGATGTTGAGTTCGACCAGCATGGAGGACGATGAGATTGAAGGGGTTGATGCGGCAGGGGCAGGGGCCACCATCGCAAGGGTGGTGTTGGGGGTGAAGGTGGTGTTCAGGTTCTGCATGGTGCTCTCCAAAAGTTTAGGGAAATTCCCTAAGAGGTCTGACTAGCCAGACCTCGTGGTTGGTACTGCTCGGGTTGTTGCTTCTCTCACTACAAACTACATTCTAACACAGGATGTCATTGTTTGTCAAGGATATCATCCTCCTCGTAGGATTTCTTAAGCACATCGAACCGAACCCAAGTCCTACACACTCGGCACTCGGGATCGAAGTCGGGGCACCTCGGCCCCCAGTACTCGGTTATAGCTTCCTCAACCCGAGGAACGCCGAGCAGGTAGACAATGGCCTCTTCGATCATCGTTGTGGCGTCTTCGCTCATCTCACTCTCCTGTAAGTTCTTTGGGTACTTCAATCTCGTCGCCGAGTTTGCTTGCGACAAAGCAGCGCATAGCTGCGATCAATGGGGTGGGGCCGTGGAAGTCCTCATCCGCTGTAATCCGCGCCCACCATGCAAACCCGTCATGTTCTAGCTCGATCCGCTCTCGCTCGATGATCGGCCCGCCTTGCCTCCAGTCGGTTGATGGGGAGTACCACGGTGCCCCATGCCTTGGGTTGAACTCTCCGTAGCGTGCAGTCATCCATCGACCGCTTCTACTTCGGTGTAGCTCTCTGCCCGCACACTTCGCCACCGCCCAGTCGAGGGCGATACCTTGCAGTTCACTTGTTTTCATCTCAACCTCCAAAAGAAAATACAAAGACTACGAACGTGTAGAACCCGATGAACCCGAGCACGGCCATCGCACACTCTTTGATCAGTTGTTTCACGGTTCTGACCTCCAGTCGCTTTCGACTTCCTCGTTGTTGAGCTTCACGCAGATCTCACCTGCTTGCATCGCCTCGTACACTCGCAGGCTTGTGCCGTCCGTGAAGGTAATGAACAGACCCTCGCCCCACGGGTCAACGTACTGCACCGTTGCTATCGTCTTACCAATGATCGCTTTCATATCCGCACCTCTTTCTGGTTGGTTGACTTCAGGACTTCGTTTGCCTCGCTTGTGGTAACAAGTTGGTAGGGGCCTTTCCCGTACTTCTGCGCCACGCACCAGCTTGATCGTTCCTCGACTGCAACTTGATCGCCGCAGGGAAGGCAGGTCTTTTTCCCGATTGCATGGCGCTTGGGGCTGAACGCCTTACCGCACCTCAAGCACAGGGGCTTGATGTCTTTGCTCATACTGCACTCTCCTTTTGAACACTTCAGTTGTTTAGGGAAATTCCCTAAGTGGTCTGGCTAGCCAGACCTCGTGGTTAACAATCAATCCGTACTTCCACACTACAAACCCTATTCTAGCATAGGATGACTTGTTTGTCAAGTATTTGACACTGTTTGGTAGGGGTAGGGGGGTAAAATGGCAAAATCTCTCGAGAGATTTCGGGTCTAATTCACTGCCTGATATCAGAATGTGTTTTTGGGGTGAAATCTCTCGAGAGATTTTGGGTCTAATTCACTGCCTGATATCAGATAATGATTTGGGGGTAAAATCTCTCGAGAGATTTTGGGTCGTTACTACATTCTGATATCAGATTATGTTTTTGGGGTGAAATCTCTCGAGAGATTTTGGGTCTAATACGCTGCCTGATATCAGAATGTGGTAAAAGCCCTAAATTACTACAAATGTACGATTTTGTTCGATTTTTGCCTATTTTTGAGTGCAATGAGGTGACATCTGCAGGCGTAAGTGCTTGATATTCCACAATGTTCTAAAAGTACGATTTTAAAAAGTTAATCACCCAGAATCGAAAAAAAATCTTTCTACTAAATGGTTAGCCAAAAGATTTTCAGGTGCCTTTTTCGGGAAAGCTGCAATTAAAAATCGTACAATCGTACATTTTTTTTGGGTTAACCAATTTGTGAGTTCGGTGTCACTCCTCACCCCTGCATACTGCTAGATGACACAAAACTTCACTAAAAAAATGTTCGATTTTTTGTACGATTTTCAATAGGATTAACCAAAAAACGTACATTTCTCCAAAAAATCGTACATTTTTTGGGTTAACCAATTTTTCGAACATTCACAATCTGATATCAGGCAGTGTTTTTGACCCAAAATCTCTCGGAACTCGAGGTTCAGGCTGCTCGCTTCTCTTTGAAACTGGTATCTGACTTAGGGAAATTCCCTAAGTTGTTCGCGTGTGCGGATTTTGGTGGCTGCTTGCTCGTCGTGCCCGGGCTGCTCGCTGCTTTGGGAACTGGCATCTTAGGGCAATAAAAAACCCTGCTAGTTTTCACTAGCAGGGTCGGGTCGGGGTCAAAATCAATAGACGAAAAAAACCCCGCCGGGGCGGGGTTGGTGAGTTTGCCCGGGCCTTGCGACCCGGGCGGGTTGGGTTAATTAGGCGTCAGCGGGGATCCGTGCCAGTGCTGACTGAAGATCTTTGATAAACGCGGTCAGATCTTTGATCGTCGTCGACTCGAGCTTCTGCGCCGAGTCAATCATCTTGGACAATTCCTTTCGGCGGGTAGCCTCCCAGCTAGATTTCTTTTCTCCAGCGCCGTCAGACTCGGAAGCATTGGCCCGATCAATCCGGATTTGCAGAGCTTTTGCCCAGTCCTTCATCGTCGATCCGATTTGCTGTTGCCAGTAGAACCGATTCCCTTTCTTCACTTCATCGAGGGCTTTGACATCGGCCGCGAGCAGGGCTTGCGTGTCCTTGCTAAAACCCGCAACAATCGATTCCCTCATTCCATCGTAGAAAGCCCGATCTTCGCCCTTTGCCGGGGCTTTGAAGTCTTCGGGCAAAATTCCGGAAGCGTAGAGCGCATCAACCAGAGCTTTCTTCGACACTTTCGCGTCTTGATCCTTGCGAGTGGCGGCGGTTGCAAGCTTCGCAAAATCGTTGTTCCAAGTAGCCATGATGCTGTCCTTTCGGTTTATCGGCAGATCGAGTGATCGGCATCGATGAGTGAATTGTGCCTGACTTGTCAGGGAATGACAAGGGATGTCATGTAATTATTTTAGGGAGAATCCCTAAATCGAATCGGCCGGGTGGCAGACCCACCCAGTAGGGGAGGCCCACTTTCCAGAAGGAGCCCCGCGCGCCGTCTGGTATTGCTATTCCGCGTCAACAACCTCAGATCGCATTTTTTCTACAAATCAATTAACCAATTTTCTCAAACCAGACCCCCACCCCCCTCATTTATAGAAAGACCCCCCTTTGGAGTCCCAACCTCCTTGTGAAAATTTATTTTTTGTATGTAAAATACTCGAATCAGTCCAAGGACTTGCGAAAATATGAGCATGAACATCTCACCAGAGTATGGTGTACCGCTATCTGAGGGTGCAGATAAACTTCCGTTGCCCGTACGTGTTGAGGCAATGGCCCAAACCGTCGAAGATTTAGAGAGTGCAGGACTTGAAGTCTCTTCTACACAAGAAGATATGGATGTTGCTGCAGTCATCACACGTGCATTCGCGGCAGATCAGGAAAAAACCTCTGTCAAAGTCAATACTGTCAAAACTTCGACACTAACGCCTGCTTCCCTGCTGCATATAAGATCGTATCTTGACGAGTTTGGTAGAAATGTCGTTCATCAAGCGGTCGAGTTACGTAATCTTGTTACCAATAGACTCTTAGAAGAGTCTCAAAATCCCGACCCCCGTATCCGAATCAAGGCTCTGGAGCTGCTAGGTAAGCATTCGGACGTAGGTCTTTTCACGGATCGGTCGGAAGTCACCATTACGCACCAGACAACCGACGAGTTGCGTAATAAATTAAGAGAAAAACTGCAAAAACTGACCCGAACGATGGAAAAGGTAGCCCCTGCCGATGATGTCATCGACATTGATGCCGAACTAGGCATCTCTGAGAAAGAAGTTTGGGTTGCTGAAGATGCGGTTTCTGAGGAAACCGATGACGACCATGCTCGATGAGACTGCTTTAGATTTTTCAGAGACTGAAGTCCAGCAGATGCTGGACAATCTGGATGCGTTTTCTCCAGAAGAACAAGCCGAAATCCTGAAAATCACGGAAATTCTAGAGAGAAGGCAACATGCCAAGGCATGTATCGATGATCTGATTGCCTTTTGCCAGCACATGCAGCCGGATTACCTCGTAGGTAAGCACCACAGGCGTCTGGCCGACCTGCTTATGAAGATCGCTGAAGGGGGAGAGGACCGGATTTGCGTCAATATGCCCCCTCGACATGGTAAATCCCAGCTAGTTTCGATCTATTTTCCTGCTTGGTTCATGGGAAAGTACCCCAATAAGAAGGTTTTGATGGTCTCGCACACCACTGATTTAGCAGTGGATTTTGGTCGAAAAGTGCGAAATATCATCGATTCTGAGGCTTATAAAGACATTTTTCCCCACGTAAGTCTCGCTTCGGACTCCAAAAGTGCCGGTCGATGGAACACCAGCGCAGGGGGTGAGTATTTCGCTTGCGGTGTTGGATCGGCTTTGGCTGGACGAGGTGCGGATTTACTTCTTGTAGACGACCCCCACAACGAGCAAGACATCATTAATGGAAACTTCGATGTCTTCGAGAAAGCTTACGAGTGGTTTACGTATGGTGCTCGTACCCGTCTGATGCCGGGAGGTAGGGTTGCCATTATTCAGACACGTTGGCATCAGGATGATCTGACCGGTCGGGTGACGAGGGACATGGCACAGAATGATCGTGCCGATCAATACAAGATTGTTGAGTTTCCCGCCATTCTTACAGTCACCGATAAGAAGACCGGTGCCGTAAAAGAGAAACCACTCTGGCCTGAGTTCTTTGATATTGAAGCCCTGTATCGGACCAAGGCGTCCATGCCATTATTCCAGTGGAACGCTCAGTATCAGCAAAACCCCACCGCTGAAGAAGCTGCGATTGTGAAGCGGGAGTGGTGGAATATTTGGAAGAAAGAAGATCCGCCAAGTTGCGAATACATCATCATGAGTCTGGATGCGGCGGCAGAAACTCACAACCGTGCAGACTTTACTGCGATTACAACATGGGGAGTCTTCTTTAACGAGGAGACAGATGCCCACAACATCATTCTCCTAAACTCGATCAAGGGTCGGTTTGAGTTTCCCGAACTCAAGAAGAAGGCTTATGAAGAGTGGAAGGAATGGGATCCCGATGCGTTCATTGTAGAAAAGAAGTCGGCAGGTACTGCCTTATATCAGGAGATGCGAAGAACAGGAATACCTGTTACGGAGTATACTCCCCATCGAGGAACGGGAGATAAATTAGCCCGTTTGAATTCTGTTGCTGATATTTTGTCGTCAGGTTTAGTGTGGGTGCCAGAAACTCGGTGGGCCGAAGAAGTGATTGAAGAACTTGCCGGTTTCCCGTTTATGAGTCATGACGATTTGGTTGATGCGACAGTCATGGCATTGATGCGATTTAGGCAAGGTGGGTTCATACGTTTGCCTAATGATTATAAGGACGAGCCGTACAGTACGTATCGCTCTAGAGGACGAAACAGGTACTACTGACCCCCGTTAGGAAAAAATCATGGCAACAAATAGCATGTCTCCCAGCCTTTATACCGCACCTGCCGGTATTGCCGCTTTAGAGGAAGAGGGACTAGAGCCCCTGCAAATTGAGATTGAAAATCCAGAATCGGTCACGCTCTCCGATGGGAGTATGGAGATTACGCTTGAGCCCGGGTTTGAAGATGAAGAAGGCGAATTTGATGAGAACCTTGCAGATAAATTAGATGAGGCGGTTCTCTCGAATATTTCTTCTGAACTGCTTGGGTTAGTTGATGCAGATGTGACGGCACGTAAAGACTGGGCGGATATGTACGTCAAGGGTCTTGAGGTGCTTGGGTTCAAATATGAAGAACGCACTGACCCGTGGGAAGATGCTTGCGGGGTCTACTCAAACTTGCTGGCTGAAGCTGTAATTCGTTTCCAAGCCGAAACGATGAGTGAGACGTTCCCTGCGGCGGGGCCGGTCAAGACCAAGATTATGGGTGCCATCGACCGGATGAAGGAACAAGCTGCCGAGCGTGTCCGTGCAGATATGAACTACCAGCTTACCGAACGCATGGTGGAGTATCGGTCCGAGCATGAGCGGATGCTGTATTCACTGGGTCTTGCGGGCTCGGCGTTCAAGAAAGTTTATTACGATCCCCGGCTTGGACGGCAGGTGTCGGTCTACATTCCTGCAGAAGATGTCATCGTCCCATACGGGGCCTCGCATATCGAGACTGCCGAGCGCGTGACTCACATCATGCGTAAGACTAAAAACGAGATGCGGCGTCTGCAGGTTGCAGGCTTTTACAGGGACATCGAGCTGGGTGAGCCCGTTGACTTCTTTACCGACATCGAAAAGAAAAAATCGGAAGAGGGGGGTTACACGCTCACGAACGATAACCGGTATGCGGTCTACGAGATCCATGCAGATTATTGCCTCCCCGGTGTGGATGATGAGGATGAGGAAGAGCTTGCAAAACCCTACGTTATCACAATCGATAAGGGCACGTCACAAGTTCTTTCGATCCGACGTAATTGGGACCCAGAAGACGACCTGCAGCTTAAGCGCCAGCACTTCGTTCATTACATTTACATCCCCGGCTTTGGATTCTACGGGCTCGGCCTGATCCATATTGTCGGGGGTTATGCGATTGCCGGGACATCAATTATTCGCCAGCTTGTGGATGCTGGGACGCTATCGAACCTGCCGGGGGGCCTGAAATCGAGGGGTCTGCGGATTAAGGGCGATGATACCCCCATCGCACCGGGCGAGTTCCGGGACGTCGATGTACCCAGTGGGTCTATCAAAGACAATATCATGACGATTCCCTACAAGGAGCCGTCACAGGTACTCGCTGCGCTTTTGGAAAGGATCACGCAAGAAGGACGCAGGCTTGCGGCGATCAGCGATATGAATATCTCCGACATGAGTGCGAATGCACCCGTCGGTACAACTCTCGCTTTGCTCGAACGTACACTCAAACCGATGTCGGCGGTTCAGGCTCGGGTTCACTTTGCGATGAAACAAGAGTTCAAGCTCTTGAAAGCGATCATTGCAGAGTATGCGGATGAGCCGTATGACTATATCCCGGAGGGTGTGGACCGAAGAGCACGGTCTGAAGATTATGCCGTGGTTGAGGTCATCCCGGTCAGTGATCCGAACGCGACCACAATGGCTCAGCGAGTGGTGCAGTATCAAGCCGCGTTCCAGATGGCGCAGCAAGCCCCCCAGATTTATGACCTGCCGTATCTCCACCGGCAGATGCTGGATGTGCTGGGTATTAAGAATGCGGACAAGATCGTGCCGTTGACGGACGATCAGAAACCCCGTGATCCGATCAGTGAGAATATGGGTGCTCTGACGGGTAAACCTCTGAAGGCGTTTATCTACCAAGATCACGACGCGCATATTGCGACGCACATGTCGTTTATGCAGGACCCGATGATTGCAGCTTCAATCGGTCAGAACCCGATGGCTCAGCAGATTATGGCCTCGCTCCAAGCACATATTGCCGAGCACCTCGGGTTCTCGTATCGCAAGCAGATTGAAGAGCGGCTCGGTGCTCCGTTGCCCCCGCCCGATGGTGAGATGTCTGAAGAGTTTGAAGCCCAGCTCTCACGTCTTATCGCAGACGCAGCTAAACAACTTACCCAGCTTCATCAACAACAGGCGGCTCAGCAGCAGGCTCAGCAGATGCAGCAGGATCCGATGGTACAAATGCAGCAAGCTGAGTTGCAAATCAAACAGCAGGAAGTCCAGCGCAAAGCGCAGAAAGATGCCATTGATGCTCAGTTGGCCCAGCAGAAACTCGCACTTGACGCTCAGCGTGTGCAGATCGATGCCCAGAAAGAAGGGGCTCGAATCCAATCGCAGGATAGGCAGGCAGCACAGCGGGCTGAGTTGGACGTGTTGAAAACGATGGTGAATGCGAAAAAGCAGAACCAGAGATCACCTAAATAACCAGCCGGTAAATAGGAGGAGTTGTGGCTACAACCGTCTTTGACGTGCTGATTAAGAAAATCGAGGACCAGAAATCCTCTGCTATTGATGTACTGCAGTCGGGGAATATCCCTGACTTCGCGCAGTATAAAGATCTGTGCGGCTTGATCCGAGGTCTAGAGATCGCACAGCGGGAAATCAGAGACCTTGCTCAGAACTATTTGGATGATGACAATGACTGAAGAAAATACTCAGGCTCAACTTACTGATGAAGAGCTTGACGCGCAGTTGCCGAAACCTGTCGGCTATAAGGTCCTGATTGCACTGCCTAAAGTTGAGGAGAAGTTTGAGTCTGGTCTGCTGAAAGCAGAGCGTACGATCCAGCAAGAACATGTCCTCTCTATGGTGGGTTTGGTGCTGGACATGGGTGAGCAGGCTTACAAAGATCCGGATCGGTATCCCACGGGGCCGTGGTGTAAGGTGGGGGACTACGTGTTGTTCCGGTCTAACAGCGGTACTCGGTTCAAGGTGGACGGGGTTGAGTATCGGTTCTTAAACGACGACTCCATCGACGGGGTTGTTGCAGATCCGCGTGGCATCACGCGAGCGTGAGGATATTATGCCAATCGAAAAAGTAGAATTTAGTTTTCCAGATCCCGATAAAGAAGATAAAACGATCGAGATCGAGACCCCGGATGGGGTCACTGATATTACTGAGAAACCCAACCCGAGAGGTAAAGCGGAACCTAAGAAAGAGGTCGAGAGTGAGGTTGAGATCGAGGTTGTGGACGACACGCCTCCGAAAGATAGGAATAGAAAACCCTCTACGCCTCCGGATGAAGTAACTGACGAGGAGTTGGGTGAGTATTCAGATAAGGTGCAGAAACGGATCAAGCACCTGTCAAAGGGTTATCACGACGAGCGACGGAAAGCCGAGGCCGCACTGCGCGAGCGGGAAGAAGCGGTACGTCTTGCTCAACAGTTGTTACAAGAAAACAACAAGCTTAAAGAGTCGGTTAATAAGAATCAAGAGACTCTGATTGAGCAGGCAAAAATCCGGGCTAAGGTCGAGCTAGAGCAGGCGAAACAGGAGTATAAGAGGGCATACGAGGCGGGTGATGCCGATAAAGTCGTTGCCGCTCAGGAAGCTCTTACGTCTGCAAAGATTAAAGCAGATCGAGTTTCTATCCTTAAACCAACCCCTTTACAAAAGACAGAAACTCCTGTACAAATACCAAATACCGACCCAGAACCTTCGGCAGATGCTAAAGCAGTCGAATGGCAAAAAACCAACGATTGGTTTGGTTCTGATGATGAGATGACGAGTTTCGCTCTGGGCGTGCATCAGCGGCTCGTCAAAGAAGGTGTTGATACTCGCAGTGACGAGTACTACGAGAGGATCAATTCTCGTATGCGTGAAGTGTTTCCGGATCGTTTCGACGATGTGGAGATCGAAAAACCGGCTGCAAAGCCGCGCAAAAGTAATGTAGTAGCCCCGGTGTCTCGAAGCACTGCGCCCACTAAAATTGTGCTAACAGAATCGGCGGTAAAACTAGCCAAACGGCTTGGACTAACGCCTGAACAATATGCCCGTCAGGTTGCTATCGATATGAGGAAACAAAATGGCTGAGAACCGGATTGACCGTACGCTTGAGACCCGTGAGAAAAAGGCCCGCCGCAAATCGTGGCAGCAGCCGGATGTCCTGCCTGTTCCTAACAAGGAGCCGGGATATTCCTATCACTGGGTTCGTATCAGCACTCTTGGCAAAGATGATCCTCGTAATATCACAGCCAAGCTACGCGAGGGTTGGGAACCCGTTAAGGCTTCTGATCATCCTGAAATTGCGATGGGTATGGCCGAGCATGATCGGTTCAAGGACAACATCGTGATCGGTGGTCTGATGCTTTGCAAAATCCCGAGCGAGATTACTGAGGAACGGAACGACTTTTATAGGTCTCAAACCGCCTCTCAGATGAGCGCTGTTGACAACAATTTCATGCGCGAGAATGACCCTCGTATGCCGCTCTTTCGTGAGCGTAGCTCGAAGGTGTCGTTCGGACGCGGTTCATAATTCTGGAGTTTATTATGGCTTACCCTCAAGTTGTTAAGCCGTACGGATTCCGACCCATCAATCTAATTGGTGGTCAACCGTACGCAGGTAGCACTCGCATGTTCAAGATTGCGAGCGGCTATGACACTAACATCTTCTACGGCGACCCCGTGAAGATTCTCCGTGATCCCCTCAGCGTCCTCCCCATTGACGGGACGATCGTTGTGCAAGCTCTGTCATGGTACGGCGGTGCTGGTGCTGCTGAGACATACACCCCTCCCTACACGGTCGGTGTGTTCATGGGTTGCACGTTCACGAACCCGTACACCAAACAGAAGATGTTCTCTCAGTATTACCCCGCTAACACGGTAGCTGACGACATCCAAGCGTATGTGGTGGACGATCCGGACGCGCTGTTCAAGGTCGTGCACGTGGATAACGAACCAACTTACTACGACGATATTTTCACGGCGGCGGGTGTAACCCCTTCCGCTGTTGGCCTGCAGTATGTTGGCCGTAACCTGCTGGTTGCTGTGAACCCCGGTTCGACGACCACGGGTGATAGCCAGTATGGTGTGACGGATGTGTCGAACCCGCTTTATATCGTTCAGCAGGCGGTCATGCCTGTCCGTGTGGTTGACGTGGTGCCCGAGACCGCAACTTCGGAAGGCTTCGTTGAGCTGATCGTCAAGTGGAACATGCCCGGTTTTGCTGACTACAGTGGTGAAGGTATGATGCAGTGGGGCGGTGGTCACGAATATTACTGGCCCGGTTCTACCGGTTCGGCCATCCTGTAAGGAGTTCTAAAAATGGCTATTTCACGTGCACAACTACTGAAAGAACTCCTTCCGGGACTTAATGCCTTGTTTGGTCTGGAGTACAAGCGGTATCCCGAAGAGCACAAAGAGATCTTTGAAACTGAGACCTCCGAGCGTTCGTTTGAAGAGGAGACCAAGCTCTCTGGTTTCTCTGCAGCTCCCGTTAAGTCGGAAGGTGCGGCGATTGCGTATGACAACGCACAGGAAGCTTGGACCGCCCGCTACAACCACGAGACCATCGCTATGGGTTTCTCGCTGACCGAAGAGGCCATCGAGGACAACCTGTACGACAGTCTTTCGTCTCGGTATACCAAGTCGCTCGCTCGGGCGATGGCGTACACCAAGCAGGTTAAAGCTGCGGCTACCCTCAACACGGGTTTCGATCCGGCTGTGGTCTACGGCGACGGTGTTTCGTTGTTCAACGCCAATCACCCCCTGATCTCGGGTGGTGTTAACAGCAACGTGCCTGCGGTTCCGACCGATCTGAACGAAACGGCTCTTGAGGCTGCAGTCATTCAGATCGCTGCTTGGACCGATGAGCGTGGGCTGCTGATCGCTGCGAAACCGCAGAAGTTGGTGATTCCTCCGTCGCTCCAGTTCGTTGCGACCCGTCTGCTTGAGACTGAGCTGCAGGTTGACACGACGGACAACAACATCAACGCGATCAAGAGCAATGGTTCGATCCCCGGTGGCTACACCATCAACCACTGGTTGACGGATCCGAACGCATGGTTCCTGACCACTGATGTGCCGAACGGTCTGAAGCACTTTATCCGTACTCCGATGCAGACGTCGATGGACGCCGATTTCGATACGGGTAACAGCCGCTACAAGGCTCGTGAGCGTTACAGTTTCGGTGTCTCTGATCCGCTGGGTATCTACGGATCGGCTGGTGCCGAGCCTATCCCGACCTAATTCGGGACGCTAGGAAAGGGGCTT